AATCCAAGAATGGTGAATTGTCTTTTTCTTCAGCGTTGATTGCAAGTGTAAATCCAGACAAGTCGCCAGAGGCTCCGCCCGTTACTTTTGTCATATTCGACATAGTACCATTGTAAGCACCTACAAGAACAATGTTTCCGTTGTAGTCTTCAACAAAAACGCTTGGTCTTCCAGCACAAATCAATTGTGCTTGTGCTTGTAAATCTGCCGATAATTTTGGCAATGTAACCGCCAACGCTTGAGCAACAAAGAATGTTCCGTTGTCTTCCGAAGAAGTTCCAGTTTCAGTCAATGTGTTTGTTGTTGCTTTTACTTCATATTTGAAAACTTCGTCTAAAGTTCCCAATGATGTAACTTGGTGTGCAGTGATTACTAATGCGAAATCTTCAGCAGTTCCGTTTGCGAAATAAATTGATTTTATTCCACCTTTTTGGTCCTTGCAATTAAGCAATTTTCCTTTTGAAACTAAACAAGACATATATTTTTTATTTAAAGTTATTTAATAAACCGACACTTTTTCAAATGTCGGTTTTTATTTTTTGTGAATTATGCTTCGTAAGTTAACCAAACGATTTCACTTGGATTGTAATATCCAACTCCAGCCGCATAAACAACTTTTCCACGAACTTTTCCAGTTAATAAACCGATTTCGTCTTCATCTACTAAAGTAAATGTATTGTAGTCAGCAAGTAAACCAGTTCCGAAAACAAGATTTTTTCTTTCGAAAACCGCAACCGTGTTGTCTGGTAATCCGTTCACAACCTCGATTGCATAACGACCAATTGACAATGCGAAATCTGTATTTCCTAATCCGTTAGTTACACCCGCAGTTGCTAATTTGAAAGCATACATTTGTGCAACGTCTGGTGAAACCGCAACTACTAATTCTTTACGTCTTAAAGCGTAAGGAACCGCATTCAATGCTGGTTTTAAATAAGAATCTAAAACGTTTGATTCAGATACAACCGAACTTGGATTTGTCAATCCGTTACCACCTTTTATAATGTCATCGTCAGCAGTCCATAAAGTGATGAATCCGTCAAATTCGTCAGCGTTTGCGTCAGAACCTTGCCAAATGTCTGTTTCTAATTTTTCAGCCATTGCGCCTAAAACTTCCATTTGAATCGCTTCCATTATGTCCGCTGGTGCGTTTGGATTTGATGCGTTTGCACCCATAATTCCGTCAGACCAAGTTGCGCGGAAATCTTCCTTGCAAACGTCTAAATCATTTTTGAATTTTTTAGGCTCTAAAGTGTTTTCGTTTAAAACCATTGCACCCGCTGGTGTGAATCCGCAAGAATATGCAGTCGTTCCGTTAGTGTACTGAATTTTTCTTAATGCTAATTTGAAGTTAACGTCTTCAGCGATTGTAACAATGTTTTTTGAAATTGTGTCAATTTCTTTGAATGCTTGACCGATAATTGCACCAGCCGCTTTTCCATTGTAATTTGATGTTACTGTTGTTGTTGTTGCCATTTTTTAGTTGTTTAAATTTTTAACGTTTTTTAAAATTCTTTGTTTTTTTGTTAAATTCACTTCAACAACTTGTGTTGTTTCTGGTGTGAATTTTACTGAAGGTTTCACTTCTTTTGAAAGTTTAATTTCTTCGATTTGTTTTGTTAATTCAGTTTTGATTGTTTCAATTTCCGTTCCAACTTGTTTTGAAAATTGCATCATCATTTCTTTGATTAAGTTTGTCAATTTTTCAGTTGCGTCGTCAGACATTTCAACTTCTTCTTCAACAACAACTTCGTCTTCAGTTTCAACTTCTTCTTTTACTTTGATTTCAGCAATGATGCCTTCTTCAACAATTACAAGAATTGTGTTGTCTTCAAGTTCGTGTTCACCAATTGGCGCTGGAATTAAATCCCCATTTTCAGCAACGATAAAAACCGCTTTTCCTGGTTCAAAAGATTCAGCCTCTAAAATTGTAACACCATCAACCAACTTCATTTGAGCCATTTTGATTTCGACTTTTTCAGTCTTGTTCAAAACCGCATCAAATCCAGATTTGATTGCATTTGTAATTTGTTCAGTTAAATTCATATTTGTTTGTGTTAAATTGATTTTTTCCAAATCGAACATTCCATCAATTGAAAATCCTTTCACTTGTCCAGTCTTTACGTAGTCATTCCAAATGACATCGTTGTCAACTTTCATAGTTGCATACCAAGTCCCAACTGGTTCGCTCATTCCGTATTGAACTGACTTGTCGTGAACGTCGTCTTCTTTGATCCAAGATTCAACAAATGTAACACCTTCAATTTCTTTGTCGTGTTCTAATGATGAATTTTGTTGATACGACATTTTGAAAAAGTTTTCCATCGATTTGCGAATCGTTTCTTTTGAAAACTTTATAAAAAATTCGTGTCCATTTTGATTTCTGTAAATTTCCAAATCTGGAACTAAAACCGCACCAAGTAAAAGTCTTTTTTCGTTGTCAATAGTTGACAATTTAATTTGCTTTTGTTTACTCAATGCAATAAAATTTGATTCGATTGCTGGTGTTTCTACTAAAGAAATCCCAAAAACTCCATCTGTTTGACCTTCGTTGAAAATTACTTCGAATGTTTCCATATAATAATAATTAAATTTAGTTATTTTGTTATAAACTTTTTATCCTAATGATGCGTTTTGAATTATGTTTCTGTCTAATGATTGTGCAGTTGTAACCGCACCAGAAACAACATACGCTTGTATTGGATTCTGTTGCATTGCACTTCCTAAACTTGACGCAAGTTGATTTGTTCCAGCGTTTCCGACAACGTTAAATTGTGGCGCTGAAGTTGCACCACCAGTCGCACTCGAAGAAATCGAAGGCGCTGAAGCACCGCCACCACCTTTTCCGCCTGGAACTTGAACTGATAAAATTTTCTTAATATTAAGCAAACCACCAGCAATAGCGATTCCCGCGTTTATTGGTGCAAGAACTGGTCCGACAATCGGGATTCCGATTGTTGATTCATACGCTTTTTGTGCCGAACTAATTGTCGAAATCGTTGTACTCGCAACCGCCATCGCTTTTCCAGCCGCAGTTTCTTTTCCAAGTAATTCAGATGCACCAGACAAAGTTGAAGCGACCGCATCAAGTGCTTCAATTTTCGCTTTTCCTTCAAGTTTGTCAATTTCAATTCTTGCTTTTGCGTTCGCCTCTTTTGCTTTTGTGCGTTCTTCTTCAGTCTTGAAATCGCCTTCAGTTATGATTGCGTTTTGTTCGTCAAGAATTGCACGTCTTTCGTCAAAACTTAAAGTCTGGTCTTCTAATTCTTTTTGCTTTTTTTCAATGTCAGTTGTCGTTTTCTTTTCCGCTTCAATTGCGTCAAGTTCTTCGCCTTTTATTCTGTACTTTTCTAAAATGTCAAAACGTGCTTTTGCTTTTTCTTCTTCAGACAATTTGATGTTGTCAAGTTCTTCCAAATCACGTTGCTTTTGCAACTCTAATTTTTCGCGTTCGGTCTTTGCTTTTAAATCTTCAAGTTCTTTTGCCGATTTTTCTTCAATTGATTTTAATGCGTCTTTTTGTTTTTGAAGTTCGTCTTTTTCTTTTTGGTTTTTTTCTTCCGCTTTTTTATTTGCTTCGTCTTGTTTTTTTTGTGCGTCGTCGCTTGCTTGTTTGTCAATTCCGTTTATCTGTAATTGTAAACCCGCTTTGTCATTTCTTAATTTGTCTAAATATTTTTTTTGTTCGGCAACAACTTTTTTTCCTTCTTCTTCAGTTTTCTTTGGATCGAAAACTAATTTTGCTAAATAGTCAGAACTTTTTTCAACAAGTTTTGTGTCAAGTTTTGTTTCAATATTAATTCCAGGGACTTTGTTCAATAAATCAATTATTCCATTTATTGCTTTTGCACCATTTGAATATAAAAAATTCAAAGGCATTGATACAAAATCAAGATATGATTTTAATAATTTATAATTTCTTTTTTCCGCTTCAAGTGATAATTTATTTGAAACAATTTGATTTTGAATTTGTATTTCACCCGCTTTTATTGTTTGGTCCGTTTGTGCAATTTTCATTTGCAAAATCTGTTTTTCAGATTTTCCTTGTAATTTTAAAACATTGTCTTGACTTCCTATTGCATCAAGTTTTCCTTTTTCTGCGTCAAGGTTTTTTTGACTTAAAGCGTTCAATTGTTTTTGTTCTTCAGACACACCAGAAACCGCCTCTTTAATGTCGTCCCAATAAGTGTAAATAGCACCCAATGCGATGACAAGTAAACCAATACCAGTTGAACCGATTGCGGCTTTTATTCCGTTGAAAGCATTTATTGCGACCGCTTTTAATTGTTTGAATGCGTCGGCACTTTCACCAAGTTGTTGCAACCCAGTCGATAAAGCCATTGCGCTTTGAACTTTTAAAAGTGTTTTTTCAACGTCTTCAGATTGAGCGCCAACAAGTCCCATTGCACCTTGAACCGCTGAAAATCCACCAGCAACCCCAGACAATGAAGACGTCAAAGATTTGAATTTTGCATCTGGATTGAATGCGTCTGTCAAAGATTTGGCATCACCGATTGCGTCTTTTAATTCAGACGCTTTTTTCGCTGCGTTCACCGCCTCTTGTGATGTCGCACCGAATTTTGCGCTTAATTCATTTACTTCGTTTTGTGCCTCACGAAATTGTTGTTTTAAAGATTTGACCGCCCCTTCGGCTTGTTCGCTTTGTATCTTTACGTCAATTACCTTTTCAATTGCCATTCTTTCGCTTTTTTAATTATTTGTTTTAATGTTTTCGGAAATTGATATTTCCCCTTTGCACTTGCAATGATTTCGTTTTGTTCAAAATCTTGTGCCAACTTCAGTAATTGTTGTAAATTATCCATTTTGTGTAATTACGATTATTCCGTTAGTATTTGATGTTATGCTATAAACTTTTTCAATTCCGCTTGTGTTTGCTTTTGTTTCAACCTCAACATAAGAATCATAATTATTTATTGAAATTATTTGTCCGTCTGGATCGTTTAAAATTTCCCAAGTCAAAGGTTCGTTTGATGTTGTGTCAAATCTTAAAGTTTGCGATGAAGGATCAATTGTTCTTCCTGTTGTATTATTAAAATTAATACTTCTAAAATCTTGAATCAATTCCATTTTCACTTCAAAAGTTTTTAAATTTGTAGTAAAAGAATTTATAACATAACGTTTGTCGCGAATTACAATTCTGTCGTTCAATCTTAAATTTAACAATTCAGAATAAGGCAAACGCATTTGTGCTTTTACCATTCTTGACTTTAAAGAATATAAATTATTCAAATAGTCAAAATAATAATCATTAAACAATCCATTGTTTATAGTTTCTAAATAGTAACTACTTATTTCAACTCCCCAATTTAATGAATGTTTGTTTCCTTGATAATTTACGTCTTGACCGAAAACATTGTAATTGTTTACAGTTGTAGTTGCTGAACCATTATTGAATTTAAAACTAGCACTTGTATTTTCTGTTTTATACAAAATTATTGGCTTTGTTTGGTATGGTTTTAAATCTTTATTTATAGCGTAACCAACTTGCAAATTTGTATTTGTAAATTTATTAAACAACATATTTTCAAACGCTAATTTTATATTGTAGTCGGATCCGTCTGAATTAAAAGGGTAAGACAAATCGCCATATTCTTTTTGATTATTGTCATTGTAAGCGCGATTCATTAAACTTTCACTTTTTTCGTATTGAAAAGTTACTTTTTTATAAGGTTTTATTCTTTCAAAATCCAAATCAGTAACACAATATTGTGTAAAATCTTTGATATTTCCTTGATAGTACCAATTTTCAAGTTGTTCCAAAGTGTAGTTTGTTTCGTCAAAACTGAAAGCGGTTAAATTAAACATTTTTAAAACCGAACTAAAGAAATCAGTAACCTTAATATCTGGCGCAAAACTTGGCAAATCTAAATTTGACGTTGTATTTCCAGTTATAATTTGAGCGCTTGTATAAACATTTATATTAGTTGGTACAAAGAAATATGAAGTTATAGAATTTAAAACACCTGTATATGTAACTGGCGAAGAAGTTCTTAAATATGTTGTATAGGTTCCGTCTGTATAACTTGTGTTTACACTTGCGGAATTACCAAAACCGCTTAAAACCGCAACTTCTTGACCGTCTTTTAAAAATGTAATTTGCCAATTTGTTATGGATGAAAAATTTAATATTAATGCGGTTGCAAATTGAAAAGCCGTGTTTCCAACTATTACCGCACTTGGAACTATTACGTGAAAGTCTTGAAATACTTGTAACCTTGCACCTGGTGCGTTTGTTATATTTGTAAATTGTATTAATTTTTTTTCACCTAATGGAACAAATTTTTCTTTATTTTTAAACCACAAATAAGCGTCTTTAAATCTTGATTGAGTCAAGAAATTTCCGTTAAAAGAAACTCCGTACTTTGTTTCTATTGCTTCAAATACTTTTGATAATTTTAAAGCTGGAAACAAATCACCAAAATATATTGGATAAGTTGTAATATCGTAATTTTCTACAACCGCACCGCCACCGCCATATTGCCAAACTTTTTCGCTTGAAATTAATGGAAAAGCAACGTCGTCATTGTTTATGTTTTGAACTTTATTTTTTACCGCGTCACCAGAATAATCAAATGTGTAATCGTTTAATTCCGCAATGTCTTTAAGTTTGTCTTCTTTGAATCTGTCAGTTAGTGAAATTAAATTTCCGTAAAATGTAATTTTATAATTTTCAACTTTGTTTTGTTTTACTGAAGCGCCTTCAAGTTGCCACCTTCCAATTCGGAAAATTTCGTTGTCAATTTCAATGTAACCATCATAACGAATTAATTGATTGAATCCATTGTCAACTTCGTTTTCGTACCAATAACGAAACGTTTCGTTGTTCTTTTTTGACGCTGGAATTGTAAAGGAATTTGAAAAATCCGTAAATACTTTAGATATATCATTTATATTTTGTATGGAAGATGTTACATTGATTGATTCATCATCAAATAAATCAATAGGAATTGAAACCCTTGACGTTGATGCAATAGTTTGAAAAGTTTGGTCCGCAGTAATCAATGTACTATCTGCACTTATCAATGTATTGTCGGCAGTTATTTCAACTTCATTGTAAATCGTTGCATCTTGATATATGTATAATTTTACTTGCATTAAATTACGTCGTTTATAAGGTTGAAATTGTATTCAAAATTTATTGTGTAATTTATATTCTTATCTTTCAATTGCGTTTTTTCATCACTTGTTGTTGATTTGCAAATTACTGGAATGTCGTCAAGCAATACAACTTGTGAAAGAAGTAAGTCTTGAATTAATTCAGAATAATTTTCATCAACCCAGCCAGTATTGCAAGTGATTTTTCTTGTTCCGTTGAAATTGAATTGTTTGTTTGAACCGACAAATGTATCATAGTCCCAAGATTCTGGCATCAAATTAAATGTCGAACTTTTTACCTCAATTGATTTTTGATGTGCTTTGAAAAATGTCAAGAAGGACCAACCGCCAAAACGATTTATAAACGAACAAACAATTGGTGTATATTTCGCCTCGCAAATTGATTCAACTTTAAAAAGAAATTCAATATCATAACGATTTCCGACACGTTTTAAAATCTTATAAGTTCCATTTAATGAATAAGGTATTTTGTAAAGTGAACCAATACTTTCAATTTGAAACAATGAAGCGGTTGCGTCTTCAAAATACCAATCTTGACTTTCGTCAAGCCAAACATTTACATATTCAGTTGAACCTTCTTTTTTATAAATTTTTATTTCTGGATTGAATAACGGAAAATTGTCATTATTATCAAATTGATTTGCACCACCTAAAAAAGAAGTGTAACCATCAAAACAAATAAATGATTCATCGTCAATTAATTCATATACATTTGTTGAAGTTTCTTTGTATCTTTTTACTTTTGCAAAGCACCAATTTTTAAAAGATTCCAACGCAACAACTGAAGTATAAATCGGATTCTTTTCGTTTATAAACTCGACGCATTTGTTTGCAATATTGTAAACGTTTTCTGTTTGAGTAACTGAAGCAATTTTTTTCGACATCGTATAAGTCGGAATTGTAGGTTCTTCAACATTTGAGTTCCAAATAAACAATTCAACTTTTGAACCGATTTGTCCAACTTCGTCAATTACGATTTTATAAGGTGAACGTACAAATATTTTTTTCATTATTCTAATTCTTTTATTAAAAATTTATTTAAGTCTTG